CTACTTTTAAAATCTCCATACATCAATACCATTTCGGGTCTCCGTACTTTGACCATGAGGAGACAGACTGTATCTTGTTTGTGACGAAGTTATATAGTTTTCTCTTCGGAGCCGTCGTCAGTTGTACTCCATACGCACCGCCGGCAGACTCAATAGCGTACCCGGCTCCGACGTAAAGGCCTATATGCCCATCTTTCCAGCAAAGGTCTCCGGGCTTCGGGCTTGACGTCTCAACGCAGTAGCTTTTAAATAAGCTGTTCGCTGTGGCATCAAAGTTTGCACCGGTTACTTTGCGCACTCTCCACAGACCGACAATAAACCCGCTGCAATCAGCACCCGGTATGCTATATTGGCCTTCATACGCATACTTCTCCATCATTTCCTTACGGCCGTTATCATAGTACGGCTTGTACGCTTCACGGCTGAAGTACTTGTCAAGTCTGCTTGGTGTCATAAGGTGCAGACTCAAATCCCTATCGTATAAGTTAGCACCACGGATATAAAATCCTCTTGGATAATCGGCATTATCGTACTGCGTGGCGTAGTTCAAAGCCAACAGGCATATCTCTCTTCTCTCTACGCTGACGGATGCCAAATCCGCTTTTAACGCGCTTTTCAGCGGTTCTTTTATGTGGTCCGGCATAGGGAAATCCGGTATCGGTTCGTGACCGATTAACTTACCCCAAGTATCGTAATCAACAATTCCGTCAATGTTCAAATCATTGTCCGCTTGGTAATTGCGGACAGCACGAAATGTATCATTGCCGTACATATTATGCGTGGCCTTCTCCAAATACCCCAACTCCAACAGTTTCGTCTTCACTTCCCATACATCATCCCCACGCATATATCGTTTTAAAGGACGAGTATAGTTTGACATTTTATTCCGTTTTCTCCTTTTCCCAGTATTCAGTAAGCAATGTGTTGCCGCCACAATCCACAACCAAACAAGCAATCCTTGTGCAGTTGCCGATATAGCCAAACAAATCGTTGTGGTATTTTTTCTTCGCTTCGTCCAAAGTATCACAAGCCGTGATGCTCTGAATCTTGGTTTCTCCATCGGTTGCCAAACCGAGCCTTATTGCGTAGTACATTTTAATCTCCTTCCTTAACTTATCTTTCCACCATATATGCTGTACGGGATGATGTATCCGTTACCGGCACTCGTTCCCGAGCCGTCCATCCTGTACGCCCTTGTGAATCCCACCTCTGTATTTGCCGCATTCACAGTAAACCCACGGAAATATGCATATGAGGACGATGCACCGCTAATGTTTCCACCCTTTACTGCGCTGATGCCAAGCGGCACCATAACACCGGCTTTGGTGGTTGTGGAGTCCGTTGCAAGCCTTGCGGCAATGTACACAAACTGGTAGTTCGCCAACGAGGACAGCGTGACGGTTTGCTCGGCAAACGATGAGGACGGGGACGGATTTGTCCACAGGGTTGTCCACGATATACTTGGCGTTGCCCATGCCACATCGTAGTCGGTTGCGGATGCCTTTTTAAGTATCTGCCCTGTAGTACCACCGACAGGCAAATCGTGCGAAGACCCGCCACCTACAACCTCGTTCTCATTCTCATCGTAAATCTTGTGCCGGAAATGCACATCCTTGGTATCGTGGTCAACGAGGAAAACGATACTGTCTGCTGCCGGGATGCTTGCCGTTCTCGTTACGGATTCAAACAGGTCGGTAATGGTCACCTCAAAGGTGTACGCATCACTTATCGTCAACCCAGCTGCCGTGATTGTCTTCGTTCCGGTATAGGTCGGCAGTGTTCCTGTGTCTTGCCCTTCTTCCCAATCGCAAACATACGCCTTGCTGTTTTGGTCACCAAGCGAAGAAACAGAGTACACGATGGAGCAAACAGCCTGTGTATCATCGTTGGAATCACGGACGGCAGATACACTGAAAGAGGGTACTGAATAAGCCGTTACTGTGTATGTGCCGGAAGCAGTTCCTTGCCTACCACGGGAGTCCGTCACCTTTGCCGACCAAGAGAATGTTCCGGCTGTCGGGAATACATCGGTTTCAAAGTCATTGTCATTCGTGTATGTTGCACCATTTACATTGACATAATATGTAACGATGGTCGCATTGTAGCTTGTTGATGTTGACACTGCACCTTCATAGTACGATTTTCCCTGAACAAGCATTCCAAGGCCCAATGCCGTTGTGTTGCCATCCGCAAGCGTGACGGAGATAGTAGGTGTGTAGTCAGGAACATAGAGGTTGAATGTGCTGTCCAAATATCCAACAGATGTTCCGTCCACAAATGTTTCGCAGCGGATCGTACACGCTCCGTTCGTTGCGTTCGGTATTTCGGATGCCAACGATGTCGGTGGTGTCCACGATAACGATAAAGCCGATGTGGTTGTTGCTATCGTTCCGCTTGCGCTTCCGAACGCATATGTCAGCGTGTTGGTTACTGTGCCGGACGAATGGTTCGTTATTGTCAGCGTGATGGCACTACCCATCTTATTACCCGTGTTCGTCACATCTGACGCTACCTGTGTCCAAACGGCATACAATGTCAGTTTGGAATTTGATGTGTAGTTTGCGCCTGGGTTGTAGTTCGTTCCGCTTCCGTCAGCTTGCGTATTCCAACGGACAAACGCATACCCGTTGCGAGTCGGTTCATCGGCTGTCAGCTTCAGCGTTGTGCCGTACTTCTTCGTTTGGCTTGCCGGAGCCCCTGCCCCACCATTGGCATTGTAGGTTACGGCATAAGTATTCAACTTCCACCCTGCCGACAGGGTTCTGCTTGCGTTCGGTGATGATTGCGTTGCGGTAAGCGTAACAGACGAAGCACCCCACCCTGTGAATGTGTATCCTGTGCGGGTCGGCTTTGTAGACGATACCGAGAATGTATAGGAATGGCTCGTTTCCTCATCTAAAACAGTGACGGAATGAGTCTGCGCACCGGGCGCACCCGTGCCACCATTCGCATTGTAGCTTAATGTATACTTTGCTACCCAAGACATATTGTTACACCATCCTTAAAATCAAATCCCCATTCGCCTGTTTGAGTATTTGGTAGTTTACATCATCCACACCTGTTTCCGTGCCAATCTGCATATGCTCCTCTGTGTTAACATTGGTCACATATAATTGGTTGTTGTCAAAGTATGCAATCGCATTGCTCTCGTCTGCGCTGTCATCACCGGAGAAGAAGTATATGATATTGTTCTTCAGCTTCAGCTTTATCTCCGAGTCTGATGCACCGAGTACGATTGAGCCGTTTACAAATCGGATGTACCTCTCAAGGTTTGCTTGGTTTGTTTCAATGGCATCCGTGTTGCCGGCAATTTCGCTCCGCAGTTCCGTGAATACCAACGATGCTGATGCGGAGTCCATCTTGGCATCCAATTGCGTTCCTTGGCTTGCTACTGTAGCAGACAGTCCTTGCAGATCATGCGTTATCTGAGAAACATCACCTTCAACCGACTCAAACCGAGAGGAATACTGCTCAATCGTGTTGGTCATTTCGTGGACATTACCGGTCAACTCTTGCACGGATCTCACGGACTTCGGTTCAACAGCCCGTGTGGCATTACCGAATGACATATAGTCTGCCATCACCCAACCGCCATTCCATGTCATTGTGGATTGGAATATCGGCATCTCATAATCTGTCCCGCCATATGTCACAGTAATGATATCACCTGCTTGCACGGAATAGTCAGCAATCATATTGATCTCAATGGGTGTGTATTGCGATATCGCGGCCAATCTATTGAAAATGTCCGTGCAGTACGAATCCATATACGCTATGGATGCCCCGCTATTGATGAGCATATTGTCGCGGATTTGATACGCATTGCTCCCTTCTCCATAGTCTGTGGTTATGGAAGTATAGCTGTCGGTTGCGTACATTTTGTCTATTTGATGCACGGAGTATTCGGCTATATCAATCTCCATACAAGGTGTCGGCATAGCATCGCAATCAACCTCAAACTCAACATCTGTAAACGGTGAAAGTTCAAGATATCCGTTCCTGTCAAACCGAGCAATGCATCCGGATGCTTCGGCTATATACTCAACGATATCCCTATATGTGGTGCCGGTGCTTACTGTAAACGGCATCGTGAGATACTGCTTCGCTCCGTTCAGCATATTTGTCTGTGTTGCCGTAGACAGATGCAAGGACAAATTCGTGGCAAGGCTGTTCAGCACCTGGTACATTGTCATAGGCCAAGTAATCCCATTCCACCAAGCATCACAGTAAGCATCCAACATCTTCATGCAATCGTTGCCGGAAACATTCACAATGGATTTTCTGCGTTTTGTCGGCACATCAATGATGTACACGCCCATCGGGCAAGGCACCCATTCAGATGCGCTGTAGTCATAAATGTCAAGGTACACCTTGCACTTCCCGTATGTAAATGAATCCAAACCGCCATCTGTGTTTACCAACGATGCCGATATGGTTGACGATGCGGACAGACCAATCGTGATGTCTTCCTCTTTATTAAAGTATTCGTTGAAAGACAGTCCGCTCGTTGCGCTGATTCTCCCATTGGAATCAGTATCGGAAACATTAAACTTCAACAGGGTGCCGTTCGTTTGTACGGCAGTATCATCCGTGCAATCACCAGAGTAGAAGTAAATCCTCACCCTGGTTGTTGCACCATCCTGTTGCGACAGTGTATGTACTCTCTCGTCTACAGTAACCATATCAATACCCTATGAATGCGATGCGGATCGGATTGTAAACTATCTTCTGCCCGGCTACATCAATGTGGTTTATCGTGTATTGGATGTCCGGCACATAACAGCTCTCCGTCTTGTAGGAATCCGAGGAAGTATCGTAATAGTACACGGATATCTTCCTCTCCGATGCCACTGTGTAATTGCTTGTCAACAGCGTATTCAACGCTTGTACTTGCTTGTTGTTGAGATACGGAGTTTCAAACTCAATTTTCACAGGTTTATTGCTCACTACGGAGCGGTGCAACACTCCGTTGCTATCTCTCTCCGCAGTGAGTTCCATACGCTGATTCGGGGTTATTTGGTATGTTTCTGCCGATATAAATTTCATCGGTATTGCAGTTCCGCTTGAGCCGCCCAGTTTAATCAGCACACCATTAAATGCCATTTAATCACACCCTCCCATAGAGTATTGCGGACCGGGCATTTACTTGTCCCAAAGCCGCTGACGGGGAAATAACAAGTTCCTTCTGAAGCAGTTGCATCAGTATACCGTTCTGCTGACGGAGCAGCTCGTTCTGCTCTGCGTTTGCACGGGCAACACCGTTTGAAATACCTGCAACGATTTGGTCATTGTTCGCAACAGCGGTATGCCCACCCATTGAGCCGACCAACTCTGGCCCCGCTTCACGGGCTATGAACAGTTGACCTTGTTCAACGAAACCACCGCTTGCGAGATAAGGAAGCCTTACAATTTTGCTCAACATTGATGCGCTGTTCCATCCTCTTGCCATGGTGTTCCATGCGGATGTCAACGAGTTGCTTAATGCCGCCGTTACATTAAATTTCTTGTCCAATTTCAGGCCATTCCAACTGCCAACGAAATTTTTCAATGTACTGAAATTGCTATCAAGGTCTGTTTTGACATTCAATTTCGCAGTTCCGGACGCATTCTGTATCTCTTTAAACGAATTGGCTATACTGCTTGCTTCGTTCATATTAGAACCCTTTGAAATTGAAGCCGTCAATTTTGCATCTTTGCTTTCAATAGATGACCAAGGAGTCGCTACAGCCTTTACATCCTTTGAGCTTGTTCCGCTCAATGTTGCTTTAAGCGTTTCTGTACGGCCCTTGATATTATTCCATCCGGCAGAAAGAATTCCCTCAACATTTTCCTTTATATTCTTATACCCTTCTTCTGCCTTTTCTGTTACTGTGGCTTTCAATTCGGCAGCCTTGCTATTGATGGAATCCCACTTCTCTTTCAATGTGGAAATGGTCTTTTCCTTTACTCCTGTAAGCGTTGCCTTTAATTCCGCAGACTTTGACTTAATCGTACTCCAACCGGAACTGACGATGCCGGAAACAGTTTCCTTGACATTACCTGCGATACCATTAACCGTTTGCGATACGCTTGCCTTGAGTTCGGCCGCTTTATCGTTTACAGTATTCCAAACACTCTTAATCTTCTCAAGTGTGCTTACCTTTGAAATCGCAGTACCGGATGCGTTAATCTCAATATTAGCCTTTTGAGTTTTCTTTCCGTCACCACCGAACAGGTTGCCTATAGAGAACGAATGTTCGTTAAACCAATTCTTAATCGGATCAACGATGTTCGTCTGTATCCAAGTGCCAACGTTCTCAAACGGCTTTTTGATACCTTGTAGTATGCCTTCCCCGATGTAGCTTCCTGGTTCTTCCATCTCTTCTGCAGGAGAATTTATTCCGAACGCTTGTTTCAATCCGTCAACAAATGGGTCAAGAATATTTTCCTTGCACCACGAAGCGCCATCAGATATTGCTCCTACTGCATCTGAAATTCCTTGCTTTATTCCATCCCAAATGTTTGCCCCTAATTCTTTAAGTGTTTCAATTCCTTCATCAATATCATCTTCTATATCAGAGAATATTTTATCAATAATATCGCCCAAATCTTCAGCTGCTTGAACATCAAGGTCCCAAATTTCTTCCCAAGACAGATCTCCAAGCCAATCCCAAACTTCCTTGAAGTCCTTAATTTTGCTGTTCCAATCAGTTCCAAACAACCCGTCAATCGTCATCGTACGCGTATCAACGGTCTGAATCAACGGGTCAAATGTTAAATCTCTAAAGACTCTTGCGAACGACTCGCACGACCCCAAGAAATCACCATCAAACAATTTATCAATTCCTTCAATAGCATCTTCAACTATTCCCAATGTGTCTGCTACAACTTGAAGTGTTGTGCTTATAGTAACATCGGCTAACATCGCAAGAAAACTTTTGAAGTTTTCGTTTTGCATAAGCGAATCAATTGCTGACGAAAATTCTTCACACGCTTTTTTCAGCTTTTCAAATGTGTTTATAGAATTTTCAAACCCGCCAATCACGCCATCTTCGTTCAAATCAACCCTGCTGAACATATCACCATATCCAGCACCTGAACCGCCACCACCACCGCTTTGTGAACCTATGACATTCAGTTCGTCAAATGCAGCAAGCATACCCTTTGCGGCACTTCCTGCACTGCTTGCGGAAGAACCGACAGCATCAATAGCATTCGCAACATAATAGAATCCTTGCCCTGTAATCTTTGCAATGACCTTGCTGATGACCTCAAGCATCTTGGTGAATGCGTTGATTACAAATGTAACCGCAGGAGCAACCGCGCTAATCAAAGGACCGGCAATACCCGCAAACTGATTCTTCAACTGCGCGGTCGCATTCTTGATGCCGTTAAGGTCTTCGGCAAATTTCTTCCCATTGGAATCCTTTTGCAGTTTACTCCACTCATAGAGGTTCGTTACGGACTCCTTGATTGCGTTTGCGATTCCACGGATTGCCGCACGAATGGCCATGTTCTTTGCGATACGCAAAATATTGCTTGCGAAATTACGGGTGCTACCGGAAGAAGACTTTGATGATTTCGTCACCTTCTCGTTAGACTTCGCAAGTTTCTCATTTGCAGCAGCGGCCTTCTCCGATGCCTTTGCAAGGTTCTCGTTCTCCGTAACCTGCGCCTTAATTGTATCCGCATCAAAGAATGCTTTTGCGGCTTCAACGGCACTATTCCCGCCTGTTGCATCCATTTGCTGAACCCTTGTAAGTCCAACAACCTGGTTTACCATATTGCTGTTTATCTTGCCGTTCAGTGTCTTATCGTAACCGCCAATCAACTTTGATTGCTTTTGGGATATCCAATCATACATGCCATACGAACCCATCATCTTGTTTCTCTCAATGAGTTCTGCAAGCCTTTGCTTCCGTTCAAGCGCACTATATGCTTGCACGGTTTCCTTTATGCTCTTTGCATGATCTTGAAATGCAGATACAGTTTCATTAACAGAAGAAACAACAGCAGAACTACAGTTTTCTACTGCTTCTTTTAGCGCGTTTTCGTTTTCTATCTCTTGCCGACGGAGAGCATTCTTTTCAGCCAATCCTTTTAGAAACGCATCGTAATCCCAGCCCATTTCCCTTAAGAAATCGCCTGTTTCTTGGTTGGTGTTTAATGCTTGCGCTTGTCTGCTTGCATCTCTCGCTCTCCTTGCGGCTGCCATGCCATTTCTGCCAGCATCGGAAACAGATTCGATTGCCCCTGTTAATCCACCGCCTCTTCTACCTCTTGCGGACGATGTGAGTTTTCTTGCTTCTGAAACAGACTTGCCAATCACTTTGATAACTGTAGAAATCTTCGCAAGCGAAGGCATGCTTGCTTCAATTGACTTCTTTAAGCTAGTAAATGAATTTGCAAGGCCATCAATAGCACTTGATGCCTGGCTTGCTTCTGCCGTGATTTTGACTTCTAATGATTCAACTGTTATTGCCATGTTTCTCTCCGTGCGCTAAATCCCAATTTGCTTTCCAAAGATTCAGCTTGGCTATTAATTTTTCCTTCTCCGCAGAAGCAACAGCTTCGTCATCAATCTCTTTCTTCTTGAACAGTTCTATCGGTTTCTCAATGTAACTCTGCTTCTTGCTACCCTTTGACGAGAATGCATTTGCAAGTACAACACCGAACGCATCATATATGTAAAGGCCCTGCAACCACAGTTCTTGGTTTCTCTGCTCAATCTGTAGCTTGTGGGCCTTTCTATAATCCTCTACCAGGTACGGATTGCATTCCCAATACTGATCGTAGGTCATCCCTATACTCAAGTAGTATGGGAATGCATCCGTAAATATATCTTCCAATGACGATGGGTCTGTTACAGTTCCACCGTCACTCTCAAGTTTTTTCTCTCTCCCTCATCGTCAACGAGTGCGCCATAGGTAGCTGCATACAGTTCGCCAAGCCGCTCCAACACGCCATCTGGGATGTTGGCAATCCCGCCCCAATCTTCAAAGATAATCTTGTCGGTCTTGTCACGGGGTACATTACGATGATGCATACGGAACGCATAGTAGAAAAGTTCCGGTATCTTGGTCAGCGGATACTTTGCGATGTCATCCATCACAAACCCCTTTCCCTCCGCAAAGGCAACCGTCTGCCTGGAGAATTCAAGGGTGTACTTTTCGCCCGTATCATTGTCAGTCAAAACAATAGGTTTTACTCTCTTCTCTTCTTTCAGCTTCGTAACATTAGCCATGATTCAATCTCCTTCATAATATTGGTTTCGGGGCAGGGGCATTGCCCCCACCCCTTTACGGATCGTGTGTGTCTGTATTAGGTGGAAGCGGTATCCCAACCCTTAATCTGATTGGGAACAACATACGCATCTACTTCAAGGACGGCATCAACTTCCATTGCGCTCATACCGAGAGCGGAAGGAATGCCTGCAAAGTAGAACGAATCAAACCCGGGGATTTTAACCTCAAACCAGGTTGCCTTGGAAGAAGAAGCACCAGTTTCGGAATCAGTAACCAATGTTTCCCAAGCGGTTTGGAAGCCGGCAGTAAGGTTGGCCTTAAATGCCAAAGCACCACCGGGGTCTTTAAGACCGGCAATGTATCTCTTCCAAGTAGTGTCGGAGAGGTCGGTCACTTCAAGGGTAGCTGGTTCAGGGTTGAAATCAGGAATGGACTTAATGCCGGGGATCTGCGTGAAACCCGTGGTGGGCATCGTTCCCGCAGTTGCTTCAACAGCGTAATACAGTTTTACGCCAGCAGTGGACAGTTCGTTCGCCATATTAGTGAATCCTTTCTAAAGCGTTTTACTTGTATATTTGGTAACGGTAGGTTGTTTCTTCCCCGCTGCCGGAAACCACGGGTTTGCCCACAACTGCCGAGTACCGCATCGTGATTCTGTAGATAGAATCGTCAATATTAGGCGTTTTACTCATCATAGAACGCACAAATTTGTTGGCAAGCATTGTCGCATCAATGATGTTGGCAATCTCTTTAGCCGAGGATTTCCTGCCGTTTTTATCGTTCGTATACACATTGATGGTGTACGAAACCTTGGCGTGATTCTCCTCGTTGTCAACAAATGATTTTTCGTATGTAGTGTTGGCATCCTCAACCATATAGACACAAGGGAATTCACTCGGAACGGCAGTATAGTCTGAGTACACAGGGATGTTAGGATATCCTGTGTTCAATGCCGTCTTTACTATTTGAATTACCCGGTTCTCAATGTCTATCATTTGAACACCTCTTTGGCAATTTGAGGAATTTGGTTTGACAGTTCAATTGACGAGTAGAGCATAAACGGTGTGCATTTCAACCCGTGCGTATATCCAACTGTTCCGTCACCTTTCGGGTACAGCCAACTCAATTGCGATCCGTTTCCATACCTATATTCACCGATGGCGCACATTCCAAGTTCGTCCGATTTAGGATGAGGCCTTGCACCCGGAGTCATACCATTGAATGCAATACCCGTACCAAACTCCATCCAAATGGCATCTTCGTCTGCCACATATGATGCTCCATCCTCATACCGCTCAACGCTTAACGAAGAAGAAACATCGTCACCGTTTGACAGTGCCATGCCTATTGCGCCTGTCAGTTTCGGATCGGCAAGTTCAACGCCTTTTTCTGCCGCTCTATCGCAAATTGTTTCTGCCTTCATCCCAATGGATGTTTTTAGCAAGCCAAGATACCTTATGACCCTATCCAATGACGATGTGTCAAGCGAAACATTGATTGAGCGGTTCATTGCTTCTTTACCTCTTTAACCGCAAGTGTTGTTCCGGTAAGGCTTTTCGCAACCTTTTGCACGATGTAGTTGTGCGGGGCCTCAAGCCAAGATGCAGGAGCAAACTCCCCGGTTGTAACAGCCTTACAGAGATACAGTTTGCCGGAGTAGATGCACATAGAACCAACGGCATATTGCCTTGTTGGCAAGTATTGGTCAACGGAGCCGAACCCAATCCAATACACAGTATCGGTATCGTATTGCGTGGTCACATCATCGGTAACAATAGTCTTTGAATAATCGTTATTGATGCCGAACCCGTCAACCATAGGGAATTGCCTTGCCGGTGAAACATTCTGCCTGGTCTTTATCACATTTCCATAGGAAACTGTGTATTCGCCTGTCGCATCACCATTGGAATCCACAACGGCAGTTTTGCCATTGTACAATGCGTAGTACACTATTTCCTTGTTTCTATCAAGGCACCGCATTATCCCAACCTCGCAATAGGCAATATGTTACCACGGATGTACGCAACCATATCAGCGTGGCTAAAATGCCGATGGATGCCGTTCTCAATGCTTACTGTCTGCCCTTCTGCACCACGGATAGTCCATCCGGCAATAACAGCGTTTACTTGAACCATCTCATCCTCAATGTCAACATTCGTTACGGATGTAGGGATGCCGACATAGGAATACTTCCAATTGAGGATTTCCCGTTTAGCCGAGTCAAGGTACACACCCAATGTCGCATCATAGGTTGTATCACCAATACCAAGCATTGCCTTAATCATCGCAAGCTTTTGTTCGTCCGTCATTGCTGTCATTGCGTGTGTACCTCTTTTTACACAAGTTTCTTGTACTTCCCGAAGTAGATTCTCTCCTTGGGTTCAGCGGGTTGCTCCGGTTCTTCAACCACTTCCGGCTCCGCTTCCTCAACGGGGGCAACGATTTTCTTTGCCGTATGTTTCCTCTTCGCTTTTGCCGTCATCGTGTCAATGAAGGCATCGTATTCGCTCCAGGTTCCACCGACAATCGTTCCTTGCTCCGTCTTGTACTGCGGACATTTGCCGTATCTGTCAATCCTCTCATCACTCATAGAAGATTACTCTCCTTCTTCGGGATCTGCCGCCATAAGACCGGCAGTTTTCAACGCTTCAAGGATTTCGTTGATGCTCGTTACGCACCCCGCAACATCCGTTGCTTCGGATGCGGCAACATTCGCTGCTACTCGTTGCGAACTCGTTATTGCCGAATCAACATAGGCCTTGATACCTTTGCCTTCCACGGGGTAAACCCCCGTGGAAGTTACTTCGGTATCCATACAGATGGTCGCACCGACAGCTTGGCGAAGAAGTTTAGTCTGATTCGCCATCACGCCACCTCATTAGGTGTTTGCAACATCGGAGCGGAACAGGTAGATGCCCTTGACCTTGTTGACTTCAACGAAGCAATCGTGGTAGATGCGGTAGTCAAACTTCCAAGCATCAGCGGTCTGATTTTCGGCAGGAGTGAAGATGCGGGGAAGAACATGCTTGGCAACCTGGACAACAGCGGAGGGATGCACAATCATAAAGTTGATTTTGTATCCACCGGCAGTTACCACATAGCCACCATCGGTCTGACCGGAAGTGCTGCCGTCATACAGGGTAATCTGCGTATTGAAGCGGTTCTGCGGAACACGGATCACACGCATACCATCAAAGGTTTCAATACCGCGGGAGATGCTGTTCTCACCGTTGTAAACCTCACGGGTAACCTTGCCCTTGATGAGCTTGTACATACCTTCGCTAACGAAGAGAACGCGGCCTTCAACAGGCACTTCCTCATCGTTCATAGCCTTCTGTGCATCGTCCAACATACCGATGGGATCGGTAACATCTTCAACGCGGTCAGGAGTAGCGGACAGGATGTTGGAAGTGGAAGCGTACTTGGCGAAACGATAGGCATCAATTTCGGGAACAACCTTGGTGCGGATGAATTCACCGGCAAGGTTACCGAAGCTCATACCGAGAGTTTCCTCATCGTCCATGCTGTCAATCAGGAAGGAACGGCCACGATCCTTGGCAAGGGTCATGCTCTCCCAGGCAGCAGTCACACCACCAGTAGCGAATCCGCTGTTACGGGCATAATCGCCAAGACCATCGGTGCTGATTTTGAACAGTTCAACCTTGTTGCCACCGACAAAGCGGACATTGCTATTAGCGGCATCAAGGACAGCGGACTTGGAGTCATACTTGTAGACTTCGTCCAAAATAGGGAGATATCTCTCCGCAAGAGAAATGCTGTTAGTAGACATTCTTTCTTAATCCTTTCAGTATTAGTTTGGTAAACCAAATGCTTTACGCAGTTTGGCGGTTTCTTGTGCTTCTATCATCTCTTTAGACAGAGGTTTCCCGCCCATAAGTTCCGGCTGCCGGTTCAGTGCCGCTGCCTCAAGGGATTTCTGTTTATTCTCAAGGAATGTCTTTTGAGCGGCAAAAACATCGTTAAACCGACCATCAACCATTGCCTGTGCCGTGCTTGCGGCAAGTTCGGAATCGTACCCGAGTCCAAGACACTGCTTCTCATAGGAAGCAACGAGTCTCTCTCTCCGGAGCATCTGCAATTCCTCTTGGATTGCCTTGTCTGATTCTGCCCGCTCGGCAGCATCACGCTCCGCTTCCGTCTGTTTCTCACGAAGTTGCCGTTTGTAATCAGCGGCTTCGGAGTTTGCCCTGGAAAGACTTGCCTTCAGTTTCGTCACATCACTTGATTCGGTTGCAACGGGTGCTTCAAATTCATAGGATTCAAGCGCAGCAAGTTTCTGCTCCGCACTCATCCCTTCGTACCCGTCAATCCTGCTCACATCAATCTTTGCCATATTCCATTCCTTCCGTTTGTTTGAGCGGTTTTCTCCGCAATGTCTGTTTTACCGACTTGTCTGTCCTTGCGTTTACAGTTCACTCTGTTTATAAGACAAGCGTTAACCAACAACGGCAGTTGCAGTTATTGCTTGGGTCTGCGAAATCTCCAGGGAACAATGCCGAATCTCCGTCAAAGGTGTAGAACCTATCGTCCAACGGCACCGTCATCCCTTCAAGATAATCGTGTGTTTCTCTCACCCTGTCATCCATCATCGTGTACCAACGCTTGCGTATCGTTCCGGTATTCCCGGACATTTTCGCCTGTTCTCCGGCATTTGATACCGATGCATTGTAGATTCTATGGGAATCCGTATCCAACACTCTTATGACAGATTCAAGGTTCTCTTCTTCAAAATACTTGCGTACCCTGTCTTTGTATGTTTCATCGTCATACTTGCGGTTTACTTCTCTATCAAACGCTTTGTCATCAAGAGAAGGCCTGTGACCGAGCATATCCTCTGCATCGTCCATACCATTCACCCAGGACAATGCGTACATATCTTCAATCAGCTCCCAAAACTCATCAGGATTAGGCTTGCGCTTTTCTGCCTTTGCCGTAACGAACTCCGCATCCATAACCGTACGAATGTTGTCAAGTTCGTCAAGCGGCATCAGCTTTGCCATTCTTTTTTCCTCTTCTTTTCCGTATAGCGCAAACGCCTGTCTTGCCGTACAACGGTGATTCCGTTGTTATCCTCAACCTTTACTTCTGCAATCCCGCCATCGTTTATGATGCCGTTAATTGCTTCAATGGCTTCTGGGACCTTTTTAACATCTCTATCTTCCATCACTTGTCACCACTTCTGTAATAGCCTTCAACCCAATTGGATTGTTTCGCCATTTGCTTTTGCTGTTCTGTTTTCTGTGGCTGATTGCCAACATTAGGATTATCCACATCCTGACCTTCAACAGGCATCTTCGGTTCAATCCAACTGTCCCAAACAGCTTCAATGTACTTCTTGCTCTTCTCAATATCCGTAAGAGGATCGGAAGACACACCGCTGCGGGAGAACGCAATCTCCGGTGCGAAACCGAGGTTCTTCAAACCGATTGCGGCCTGTGTCTTGAACAGTAAGCTCGTGTTATCGTTGCGGACGAAGCACAATTCAAAATCGTCAAGGTTCAGTTTTGTGCCGGTCTTCTTGCTAACGATGGCCAACATAACCTCATCAAACAGCCTATTGCTCTTCTTGAACAGCTCTTCCGTATTACGGGCATGGGTATCAGCGGATGCCCATCCTGCACGGAGATACACAGCACCGACATTGTCGGATGTAGAACCTGGATTCCTATTGCTTGACGGAACACCGCAAATCTCAAGCATATGGTCATACAGAGAGGATATGGTGGTCTGCGTTTCACTCTGTGACAGATGCGATTCAAGAAGTTTGAAATCTGCCTTGTTTTCGTTTGTGGACTTGAGAACAATCATACCGGCTTGGCGAATCGTGTTTGCCGTTGTTCCTTCAGCGAAGTTGCAGTTATACGCAACGCACAATTGCTGCACGGCAAGGTCAATGCCGTCCGCACGATTGGACTCCGCATCATTGATGGCATCCATCACAGTAATTGCCGGTTCAAACGATGCTGTGCGGTCTTCGTTATAGACATACTCAATAACGGGTATACAACCGAGTACATTAGGTTCAACGGATTCCAATTGCATTGCCGTTGTCGGGATGATTGGCGCATTCTGTATCTTTCCAGTTGCCCCGCCGATGATGCGGAAATACTCGTTATCCGTGAACACATCAAAGATGGACTTTCCGTCGTTCGTAACAACGATGTTTACCGCAAACAGAGGTCTGTTGCCAGGGCGAAGGGAATATACAACAAATGCGGACCTTGGGTCTAACGCATAGCACTTATACGGAGTATTCTCCGATGGTTTCTTGTTCGGCTCCACATACACAACGCCAACACCGACAGTATGAAACCAATTCACAACCTCGTTGTCTACATCGTGCTTGCCGGAGTTATACAGATACTCGTTAAGCTTTGAAACTGCCTTTGTTATCTTTTCATCGTCTTTACGGGTGCGATATGAAACCGGGTCAGACAGGAAGTATCCGTTCTTGAATGTGACAACCATATTTGCGTTGTTCACGATCACCTTGTCGTTTATCTCCGGTCGCACCTCTTTTGTCCTGTTCAGGATAGGTTGAACGCCACGCTTATACCAATACAGATAGTCAATCTGCATTGCGTTCTGATAATGCACAGAAAGAGCATCGTTCACCTCTTGGATGATGTTGCTCTCGTCAATGTATTCGGTGCTTGTGAAGATTTTTCTGCGGCCGTAAAGCCGTTCCGATATACTATCCATTCAAATCTCCTTGAAGGGGGTCTGCGTACTATTTTTATCCCGCGGTACGCAAGCGTGGTAGGAGGCAGATGACCCTATGAAAGCAGAGGAAGTCGCAAACGGAAAACCCACTTACATATCTGAAAGATAGTATAAGTGGGCAATAATTGCAACATCGCAAGTTGTATTATAATGTGCGGTTTTTTACCAAAATCTTCTTACAATTTCCACGGTTTCTCCACCGATTTCTTGTACATACCGAGCCAACTGTGACAATCCATCCGGTACATCATCGTGCCGGTTCTTTCCAGCCATAGTGTATCCGCACAGCATCGTCATCATCAATCTATACTCTTTACACTCCGTTCCCTTTATGACCGATGAATCCTTGAACAGGCAATGCTGTTTCACAAACGGGGAGTCAACCTGAATCTTTGTTTCCTTGTTCTGTGTTGTCCACTTGGTTGTGATGTGGGTGCGCTTGCCGAGTTTCTTCAATTCCTCTTGCACAGTTTGCGCAACCTTTGCACCGGCCATATTGCTCTCAAACCGTGCCGTATGAACATCGTACTTGGCAAGTTTCTCAATCAAACTCCTCTCAACCACATCAGGCGCATAGTTCTCGCAAACGCAATCCTCAATATAAAGGTCCGCTCCATACTGATACACGATTGGCATGAAGCAGTAGTCATCTCCGCTTGACTTCGTATCGCACACGGCAATGATTGCATCTGGTTCTCCAACGGGAAGGCTAAAGTATCTGCGGAGTTCATCTTCCGGGTACAACTGCCCTTCGCGCTCAATAGGCTGGTTCATATACAACGCCCTCCAGGATGCATCGTCCATAACATTGCGCTGTTCGTGCAGCATCTGTGTTGTATAGCCGAGATGATGCGGGTAATCAAAATTGCTCTCATCGTTCTCGTCAAGTGCCGACATCGTTATGAACATCGCATCCTTGCTGTCACCATAGCTTCTCTCAAGACGACCAATCGGATCGTGAACGCTCCACCTGGTTGCTATGTGCAATTCCCTGGCAAACGAACCCTGTTTCCTCTGTCTGAAGTCATCTGTGTAAATCTGCCACAGCTTATCCATCTGCTCCCGTGACATTGCTTGCTCTATACCTTCAACCAAGTCATCGCAGTAAAGGATGTTCGTTGCACGGACCTTACCTGCATTACCACTGTTTTTTGATGTGAATTCCAATGTTTCAAAGCGTTTGCTTGTTCCGACATCAATACGCATAGACTTTGCGTTTGTGTCGCAAACACCGATGTCAGGGAATACTTTGCTCCACAGATACTCACCGTCCGCATCAAATATTCGCAAGCACTCATCGTACACACCACGGAGAAACTCATTGTTATGGGAGCAGATGAGGTTCTGCAAATCAGGGTGCCGTCCTGCTTCCCAGGTCAAGAAGAATATTGCCGTAGTTGTCTTGCCAACACCGGGCGGCATACTGATTGTCAGCAACCGAAGCTTGTTGTCACCGAGCAATTGCAGGGCATCAACGGCTGTTTTTAACTGCTTTCTCCGTGGCATATAGAACTGTTTCTCCGGATCTCTGTCAAACTCAATGTACCGACAGTACGCATCAAAGTCATACGGAGCATCAAACTGCAAGGATTTCTTGTTCAGCACGAACGCATCATAGTTTTCGCTGCGCTCAAACTCCCTTGCCGATATCTTCCGCACCTGATCGTTGAATTGATGGGCAATTTTCCGGTTTGTTTCGTCAAGGATAAGCTCATCATGCTCCTTCTTGCCAATCCTCTTCGTCACATACACGGAATCCTCTCTCTCAAGAAGCCGTATCATCTCAAACGCATCTTCAAGTGCCGACATATCCCCCTTCCTTGCCTTCGCAAACATCTTCGGCAGGACTTCACGATAGTCTTTCCTCTTGAAATTTCTCTCCATAAGGCTTTTTCTCCTTCCATTTTTTCGGATGTTTTTTCTGTGACCGATGAAATGTGCCGAAACCCATTGATTTTACTACGATTTTCGGCTGTTTTCTATGTTGCCGTAGTTAATGCTTCTCTACTAAGATCGTACTTTGTGAGAAAATTGTGAGAAAATTGTGAGAAGCCGAACTCTGAAACCCATTGATTTTTCAAGGTTTTTTGTGCCGTGTAATAGTTTCTTGTGAGTACTAAAATCGTATTTTGTGAGTACTTTGTGAGAAGTTGGCACTTCCTTCCTTTATATATTAAAGAATATAAAAGAAGCGCGCGCGCGCGCACGCGTAAGAAGTCGCTCCGCGTCTTTCTTTTTTGATTCTCAAGGTTACGGCAAACGGTTACATTCATCACTTGTCAAGTATCGGCTTATGCTGACCGGGAACATAGGACTCCATATCACCATAACGGTAGTAGCCGAGGTAGAGCTGTCGGTTGTCGCGGATGGAGCGGATATGGGATTTTGTGAATTCGGTCCCGGAGCGGGTGAGGTATCCCTGGTTGTTGATGCAATCGGCAACGGATTGAAGGGAACTGCCGCCATCAAGCAGACGGAAGACAAGGCGAACCATCTCGGCTTCCTCTTCGTCAATGACATAAGAGTGATTCTCAATTCGGTATCCGTAAGGGGAACGGCCACCGGAATATCCACCGATGGAAGACTTCACCGTTCTGCCGCCTGATGTCCTCATGGAGATGTTCCGTCTTTCCTGTTCGGCAACAAACTGCAATAATGACCGATAAATGTTCGCAAACGGATCGTCCGCTCCAAACTGTTCATCGGTACATATGAGTTTTACACCGCGCATCTCCAATTTGAACAGGTAGTAGAAGTAAAGCTTCGTGTCCCTTGCGATTCTGTCATTCTTGTACGCAATGACAGCCTCATATGGCGGGTTCGTTACATCGGCACCTGAAATAATGACATCCATCTGCGGTCTGCTATACTTCGTGCCGGATATCACATCAACATACCACTTGCAAATCTCATAATCATTTGCGGCTGCCCACTTCTCAATTGCCGCCTTCTGATTGTCAACGCCAAACGAATCATCACCAAACTGCCCATCCGTGCTAACCCTCACATATCCAACCGCTCTCTTCATACCACTTTTCCCCCTTTTTCTCCTCTACGGAGAGTTTTCTGCTTTCCTTGGTCTATTTGTATGTCCGGCTTCGTAAAACCGCCCCACACATCAAAATATGCCGTACTTCACTTTGCATCGGTTCCGCCTGTTTGAACGCCTGGCTGAACCATCAAAAATCTACCCGCCATCATTCTACACATATTGTATCAAATCGTTCATTTACTGTCAAGAGGTTTATGTACGACTTTTTTACAAGTGGCGGGTATTTGAGGGGGTATTAAACCCTGGCTGACGCCCTCCGGGTTTACCCCGCCCCCCGGGGCGGGGAGAGCGGTAATAAAGAAACGATAAAAAGAGACGGACGGAAGGCCGACAGACCACCTACCCGCCTACCGACAGCGGACAGCGACCCCCGGTCACGCTCATTGTCAACAGCATCCTCTCCCCGTGTATAAAATCTTGATTAAATGTACGGAACAGCAACGGCAACGCCCCCGGTACCGCCCCGATTGCGTGAATGAAATCGACACATCAAATCGATACTTTTATATCGATATAATTTTATCGATTGCAAGGGTATAAGAGAAATTTATACCCCCTATAAAATCATATTACCATAAAAAGTATTGCAAGAGTAATACTTAGGTAGTATAATATGAAATGTGGGAAGGGCATAAGGCCCGAACCGCAGCAGCCCGCCAACGGTAAACCGATTGACGGAAAGAGACAAAAACAGACGGCCGTAAACGATTGACGGCCCCACAAACGAAAAGCCCCCGGAAAGGCGGCAACCAATCCGGGGTGGAGGCACCAACCAAATCCAAACGACCAAATTTAGAAAAGGAAGGTATAAGTATTATGTCACAACCAAAAGCAAACATCAATCACCCTGGCACGATTACAAAAGCGTTTCAATTTGCCCAAACGGCCGCCGACCGTGCCGAACAGATCGCCCCCGTTCCCGTTTCCGTTTCCGGCGGGAACACAAAAATCGGTACAACGGCAAATGTTTCCCTTCCGCCGGTGTACACTTGTTCGGGGTGTTGCGGTTCCTGCGCGAAATACTGCTATGCGGTTTCAAAGTACTTGCGTTTGGGGGTAGATTTGACTGCCCCCGAAAAAAACGCCTGGAACAGGAATTTGATTGCTTATTTACAAAATCCGCAGGGGTATTTCACCGGCATATCTAAAAAGTGCTACTTTTCACGCTTTTTTAGGTGGCATGTTAGCGGGGAAATTATTGACGCTAATTATTTTAATGGTATGTTGC